GATCATTCAAGAAGGTCGTAGCTTTGCATCGGCTGGCGACATTAACGTGTCGGATATGTCTACACAAGCACCTGTAGGCACAACACTGGCTATTCTCGAGCGCAGCTTAAAGATAAGTACGGCGGTACAAGCACGACTGCACTATGCAATGCGTATCGAGTTCCGTCTGTTAAAAGCAATCATCGCTGACTACACACCGGAAGACTATGACTACGTTCCTGAAGATGGCACTCCTTCAGTTAAGCGCAGTGACTATGATCAGGTAGACATCATCCCTGTTAGTGATCCGAACGCAGCAACAATGGCGCAGAAGATTACGCAGTATCAAGCTGTTATTCAGTTAGCTCAACAAGCTCCACAGTTATACGACTTACCTTTGTTGCACCGCCAGATGATCGAGATACTTGGCATTAAGAACGCAGCTAAGTTAGTACCTACTGAGGAAGACGCAACACCGGTTGATCCAGTAACTGAGAACCAGAACATCTTGATGGGCAAGCCAGTCAAGGCTTTCATCGAGCAGGATCACGAGGCTCACATTGCTGTTCACATGGCAGCGGCTCAAGACCCGAAGATTCAACAGTTAGTTGGTATGTCACCTATGGCGCAAGCAATTCAAGCCGCAGGTGCAGCTCACTTAAACGAGCACGTCGCTATGGCATATCGCAAACAGCTCGAAGCAAAACTCGGTGTCACATTGCCTACCGAAGAGCAGACCAAAAACATGTCACCAGAGATTGCAGCTCGTGTGGCACAGATGGCAGCACAAGCAGCACAGAAACTTCTGGCTCAGAACCAGCAAGAAGCGGCTCAACAGCAAGCACAGCAACAAGCTGAAGACCCAGTATTGCAGCTACAGAAGATGGAACTTGAAATTAAGAAGGAAGAGCTTAAGCGTAAGGTTATGAAAGATACGGTCGACGCAGCAGCTAAGAACGATCAGATCGAGCTAGACGTTATGCGGATTGAGGCTCAGAAAGAGATCGCTGGTTTACAAGCTGGTGCAAAACTCAAATCTGATGCGGAGAAGTTAGGTGCAAAGTCAGAAATTGAGGGTGTGAGGATGGGTGCCCAGATCGCTAAAGATAGGCAAGAAATGTCAAAACCACAACCAAAAAAGAAAGAACCTAAATGAATGAAAACACCCTACTAGACTACCTAAAAAAGGAATTCGCTCGGGAGATTGAAACCCGAGCTGCGTCTTTGTCGTCTGGTAGTGCTCAGAGTTTTGAAGAATACAAACACGTAGCCGGAGTAATCCGGGGTCTAGCTTTGGCTACGGAAATCGTGAATGACCTCGTGCAAAGACTGGAGAAATCTGATGAATAGTGCTGTTGATTTAACTCAAGCTGTGGACTTATCTGCCTTAATCGATAAATCTGCAGAAGAGAAAGCAACACAAATTCCTACCCCTGCTGGCTACAAAATCCTTTGTGCCCTACCGGAGATGGACGATGCGTACGAAAGCGGAATCCTGAAAGCTGATACGACCAAGAAGTTTGAGGAAGCTTTAGCTACAGTGTATTTCGTTGTAAAACTTGGGCCTGATTGCTACACAGATAAAGAGCGTTATCCGTCTGGTCCGTGGTGTAAAGAAGGTGACTTTGTATTAGTGCGACCCAGTTCGGGCACACGAATCAAGATTCACGGCAGAGAATTCCGTGTAATTAACGAAGATACCGTTGAGGGAGTAGTACAAGACCCCCGTGGCATTTCACGTGCATAAGGAGTAATAAATGGCAGATTTTGAGAAAAACGAGTTTAAGTTCCCTGACGAGATAAAGGATGAACCAAAAGCATCCGCAGAGGCAGAGGACGAATATCAGATAGAGATCGAAGACGATACTCCAGCCCCCGACCGTGACAAGAAACCTATGGCTGAACCGCCAGAAGATGTCACCGACGACGAGCTTAGCCAGTATGACGAGAAAGTTCAGAAGCGCCTAAAGAAGTTTACTAAGGGCTACCATGATGAGCGTCGTGCTAAGGAAGAAGCTTTCCGTGAGCGTCAGGCTGCAGAAGAATTCGCTAAGCAAGTCTACGAAGAAAACAAACGCCTACAGCAGCAGCTATCTGAAGGCTCTAAGATGTACATTGAGCAAGGCCAATCAGCCGCTCAACTGCAGTTAGAGGCAGCAGAAAAAGCTTACAAAGAGGCGTATGAGTCTGGTGATACTGACGCATTATTAGATGCGCAGAAGAAGATTACCAATGCTACTTTGAAGCTTGACAAAGCACAAAATTTAAAACCTATTGAAATTGTTGAAAAACCAAGTTATAGTGCCCCCAAGCCTGTGGTCACCGACACCCGTGCCGAGCAGTGGATGAACGAAAATCCGTGGTATGGTGACGACAACAAGCCTGAACATACGATCATGAGTGCTACCGCCTTAGGCGTGCATACAGCTCTACTCAGACAGTATGGTCAAGGTTATGTAGGCACTGATGATTACTACGAGAAGATTAATTCTCGTATGCGAGCAAGTTTCCCCGAGTATTTCGGGAGCACAGACAGTCAAGAACCGGATGAAGAGCGAGCAGCTCCCGCCCGTGCCAAACCAGCTAACGTAGTAGCACCCGCTACCCGTAGCACATCCCCCAAGAAGGTAAAGCTAAGTTCTTCGCAAGTAGCAATTGCGAAGCGTTTAGGTGTGCCTCTTGAACTTTACGCCAAGAAGGTTGCTGAACAGGAGAATACATAATGGCAAATGAACCACGTTTGACCCGCGAACTAGAAACACGTAGTAAGGCAGTTAGAAAACCATCTTGGGCACCGCCTGAGTTGTTACCTAACCCAAACCCTGAACCGGGCTATAAGTTTCGTTGGGTTCGTATATCGATGCTAGGCAAAGATGACAACATTAACTTCTCTGGTAAGCGTCGTGAAGGATGGGAACCTGTTAAGGCATCGGAACATCCTGAGTTGCATATGCACCTTGATAGTGAAAATGCCGGGAAAGATGTAGTAGTAATTGGTGGGTTGATGCTCTGTAAAACACCTGAGGAGTTCGTTGAGCAGCGGAATGAGTATTACCGCAAGCAGGCAAATGATCAGATGGTTGCAGTCGACAACAACCTAATGCGTCAAAGTGACCCGAAGATGCCGCTCTTTAATGATCGGAAATCTACGACAACCTTTGGCAGAGGTGGTTAATTAATTTTTGGAGTTAAACATGGCATATCCTACGATTGACAAGCCATATGGCTTGAAGCCGATCAATTTGATCGGTGGTCAGGTGTTTGCTGGTGCTACTCGTCAATTACCTATCGCGACTTCCTACACCACATCCATTTTTTATGGTGATGTTGTAACTTTAGTTGCAGGCGGTACTGTTGAGTTATCACCTTTAGCAGCTGATACGTCTCCTTTAGCTGGTGTTGTTGGTGTGTTCTTAGGCTGTACATACACCAACCCAACAACTAAACAAGTAACGTTCTCTCAATACTGGCCCGGTATTTCCGGCGCTACTAACATTGAAGCGTACATTACTGACGATCCTGATCAACTGTACAAAGCAGTTAACGTAGCTGGTACAACTTCAGACAGCACATCGTCTGGCTTACTACCTGCGTACTTAGGTCAAACTGTTGTTGGTTCAAACTGCCGTTTAGTTTTGAACGCAGGTTCTACAGTCACTGGCAATTCGCAGACTGGTATCTTTACCACTGCTGGCGCGACTACATCAAGTCTGCCATTAAGAATTGTTGATGTTGTGCCTGACACAGCAAATGCGTCTGGTAACTTTGTCGAGTTTATTGTTAAGCTCAACTTTGGCTATCATTCGTACTACAACGCCACCGGCATCTAAGGAGATAAATCATGGCAATTTCACGTGCACAACTACTGAAAGAGCTGCTCCCGGGCCTGAACGCGTTGTTCGGTTTGGAGTATGCAACTTACGGCGAAGAACACAAAGAGATCTACGAAACAGAGACCTCCGAGCGTTCGTTCGAAGAAGAAACAAAACTGTCTGGTTTCTCAGCAGCACCTGTTAAAAACGAAGGTTCAGCCATCGCTTATGACAATGCTCAAGAAGCATGGACAGCACGATACAACCACGAAACAATCGCAATGGGCTTCAGCTTGACTGAAGAAGCTATCGAAGATAACTTGTATGACTCGTTATCCGCTCGTTACACCAAAGCATTGGCTCGCGGTATGGCTTACACCAAGCAAGTAAAAGCTGCTAACGTTTTGAACAACGGCTTCACTAACACCGCTGCGTACTATGGTGGTGATGGCGTGCCTCTGTTCTCAAATGCGCATCCTTTGACTTCTGGTGGCACCAACAGCAACATTCCAACAACCGCCGCTGACTTGAATGAGACTTCTTTGGAAGCCGCTGTAATTCAAATCGCTGCGTGGACTGATGAACGTAGTCTGTTGATCGCTGCTAAGCCTAACAAACTGATCGTTCCACCAGCATTACAGTTCGTTGCAACCCGCTTGTTAGAGACATCTCTACGTGTTGGTACAAACGACAACGACGTTAATGCTCTGAAGAACAACGGTTCAATCCCCGGTGGTTACACAATCAATCACTTCTTGACCGACAACAACGCTTGGTTCTTAACAACCGACGTTCCAAACGGCATGAAGCATTTTGTGCGTACCCCAATGTCAACCGGCATGGACGGCGACTTCGATACTGGTAACGTACGTTACAAGGCTCGTGAGCGTTATTCTTTCGGTTGGTCAGATCCGCTCGGTATGTACGGCTCTGTAGGCGCGTAAAAAGAGGGGGCTTCGGCCCCCTTTTGTGGTATAAAGTAGGTATTCCGGGAAACCGGTGCGAACGAATGGCTCCCGGCCTGTTACATGCATATCGTCGCACTTAACTCGCATGTGAGGACAATTCAAAATGGCATTATCAACTACCCAAAGTATTTGGCGTTCTGGCGGCGGCGACAACACTCGCACCGCATATTGTGGCACCGGTTTAATGGCGGCTCAGTTCGTACTTGACCCACTCGCAGTAAACACAACATCTGTAAAAGTTTCTTCCGCTGCTAATGCACCAGCTTTAGTGCTACCTGCTGGCGCTGTAATATTCCAAATCCAAGTTGACGCTGCTGTAACCGGCGGTACTTCTCCTACTGTAGATATGGGCTTTACACTCTACGGTACAACCACCACTTCGCCAACTTCTTTATTAACAGCGTACGGCGCTACTGTTGGTGAGCAGATGTTATTTACAAGTACTGCAGGTACAGGTACATCGTTCGGTAAAGTAATGTCGGCTACTAGCTTAGTAACGATCACAGGCGGCGCTACAACAGGCGATGCTGGTACAGGTGGTTCTTTTACCGGTACGATTTTCTACTACGTAACCGACCCATTAATCGGTCAACAGAACGTCTAATAAGGAGGCATCAACATGATGCAAACAGACGTAAAGTCGGCGCACTATACGGGCGTTGCAGCTACGATGTACACAGGCCGTACTCGCTTAAAAGGTATGATTTTTTTAGGCGATGGCACTGCTGGGGATATGATATTCCGTGACGGCGGTTCTACCGGCACTATTAGGCTGCAGTTTAACGTACCTGCTAATAGTAATAACGACGTATCGGTGACCGTTCCGGGCGAAGGTATCATATTCAATACGAGTATATACATACAAATGCCCGGTACTGCATCTAGCATGACGATATTCTATGGCTAAGTCTCCGGCGTGGCAGCGCAAAGAAGGCAAGAATCCCAATGGCGGCTTGAACGCCAAAGGGAGGGCCTCTGCGAAAAAGCAAGGCATGAATTTGAAAGCTCCCCAGCCGGAAGGCGGCTCAAGGAAAGAGTCGTTCTGCGCCCGTATGTCAGGTATGAAAAAGAAGCTGACATCAGCGAAAACAGCAAATGATCCGAACAGTCGTATTAATAAATCATTGAGAGCATGGAAGTGTTGATATGGCAGAACACCACGACAACATAAAAAACTTTATCGATTTGGTTTCTGTATTCACCGCTGTCGGTGCGTTCTTAAACTTGCTCACTCCGCTTTTTGGTTTGATCGGTGCTGTGTTGGCTTTGATGCGCATAATAGAGATGGTTACAGGTAAAGAATTTGTAGACCTGATCCGCAGAAAGGATACAGATGCCTAAGTTTGATACAAGTCTAGATTCTGGTGCTTTGACCACATTAGCTGGTCTAGGTGCGCTTGCGTACTTTACTCGTGATAAAAAAGACGGTAAAGACAAGAAAGACAAAGCAGCTGAAGCGCTAACAGAAGCTGCTAAAGAAAAACCAAATAGCGGAAGTAGCTATACGGGACCGATTGGTAACGCTACTAACGACCCTGTTTCGAAGGCAGCTCCAGAACCGCAAGACAAACAAGGCTTTAGAGGTAAAGCTGCGGGCAAGCTACCGAGCAAACCTTATCCGTTAAAGACTTCACTTAACGAAGACAGACCTTCTAAACCATTTCCTACAGATCAAGCTGCGCAAACTAAAGCTGCTATGGCGGGTGATACTAAAACTGCAGCGCCAGCTCCAGCTCCAGCTCCAGCTAAGACAACAACACCAGCTAAACCAGCTACGGCTAAGACATCAATAGCGCAAGGAAAACCTGTTGGTTCTAGGTTTGGTGATAAAGATCGTTCGTTGCTGGATATGGTTAGAGACTCTAAACAAGGTCGTGCAGACTTCTATGCAGACAAACGCAAAAAAGAAGAAATGCGTAACAAGAGTCTGGCTAGTCAGATGGACTCAACAAAAGATATGAAAAAAGGCGGCTCAGTTCGTTCCACAGCATCTAAGCGTGGTGACGGTATCGCTAAACGTGGATTTACGAGGGCATAATGGCTACACCTACTAGACCAATGACTCCAGCGCCAGCAGCTAAACCTGTAGTACCTGTTAAGCCTACGGTAGCACCTGCACCTAATCCAGCTATGCAGCGTCAGCAAGAGGTTCAAGCGCATATTAATCAAGTAAATGCACAGCCCGGAAGACAAGGAAATCCACTTCTAGTTGACCGTGCTGCAATGGATGCTGCGGTTAATAGGAACATGCAGATTAGACAAGCTACCGATGCTAGACATAAAGCAGAAGCTATAGCGAATAGAGTACCAGCTAGTCAAGACCCATATTCAGCATTAAAACGTAGCATGGATGCTATACAGGCTCGTAGTGCTACACCCATAGCTCGTGCATCTGGTGGTAAAGTTAAATCAGCATCAGCTCGTGCAGACGGCTGCTGTATTCGTGGAAAGACGAGGGCTTAATCATGGCAAAAGATAAATTACATTACGACGCTAGTGGTACTACTTTTAAAGAAGCGTTTGCTGAAGCTCGTGGCGACGGCAAAACAACTTTCGAGTGGAACGGTACAAAGTACAACACTAAACTTGAAACTCCAAAGAGCAAAGCTAAAGCTGAAACGCCTAATGAGTCGGAAGATAAAGTTGAAGTTGAAGCACCTGTTGCTGCGGCTAAACAAGAACCTGCTCCAGCTAAGAAAGAAGAGAAAAAATACGGTATAGGTCCGCACGGAGCTTTTGCGGGTATACACAAGGCTATTAGTGAGTTTAAAACTCCAGCAGAGGTAAACTCAGAAAGAAGAAAATCACAAAGTGTAGCTAGAGCTGATAGCCCTAAGAAAATGGCTAAAGGCGGATCAGCTTCTTCTCGTGGTGATGGTATAGCTCAACGTGGCAAAACTAGAGGTCGGATAATCTAATGCCAGCCGTTAGTAAGAAGCAAGAACGTTTTATGCAGGCAGTTGCCCACAACCCTGCGTTTGCAAAAAAGGCGGGGGTTCCGCAAAGTGTGGGTAAAGAGTTCACTAAATCAGGAGGTGGTATGGCAAAAGCAAACCCGTTCATGGAAATGATCGCAAAGAAAAAAGCAGAAGCTGCTGGTAAGAAGCCGATGAAAAAGATGGCTTCTGGTGGTATGACTAGCAAGATGGGCGCTGTTAAGACAGCTGCTCCTAGCAAAGATGGTGTTGCTATCAAAGGCAAAACCAAAGGTACGCAGATCAAGATGGCTGGCGCTAAAGGCATGAAGTACGGCGGTAAGTGCTAATGATGGCCTCGCGTGGTATGGGGGCTATTAAGCCGTCCAAGATGCCCGGCGGGAAAAAGAAAGCCCGCAGAGATGACACTGACTTCACTCAGTATAAAGAGGGTGGAGCAGTGTGGGATAAGCCACGTCCGAAAGATTTAGGTAAGCCAACGAAGTTAAGCTCCGCTAAGAAGAAGTCAGCGAAGGCTGCAGCTAAAGCTGCTGGTAGACCGTACCCTAACTTAGTCGACAACATGCGCATGGCGAGGAAGTAATGGCTGAGCAACTAACGGACTTTTTAAGGCAACGTAGAAGTGATGACGTAGCCGCTAAATCTGAAGCAGCAGCAAGACAAAAGGAATATATAGCTAAGATGAAAGAGCGGGCTAAGTCAGATCCGCTTGGTGTAAAAGAGCGGTCTAAAGACGCGATCAAAGCTGTCACAGGCAAAGACGTTGACGAAGTGCTAGAGAATGTTAAAGCGCCGACTAAAGACGCTCGTGCGGAGTCAATTAAAAATAGTATGACCAGAGGTGGTGGTAGCGGTATTCGTGGTGGCGCAGGTACTCTAGGTGGTGGCGCAGGTGCTACAGGTGCAGACTTGTTACGCCAGATGAACCCACAGAAATTGATGAAAAAAGGTGGTGCTGTTAAATCAGCATCAGCTCGTGCAGACGGTATAGCAATACGTGGAAAAACTAGGGCTTAATAATGCCATATACAACTGCGGTATCTACATTCAACCCTGACCTCAACGAGATATTCGAAGAGGCGTTTGAACGCTGCGGCAAAGAATTGCGAAGCGGTTATGACTTTAAAACCGCACGTCGTAGTTTGAATTTCTTGCTTGGCGAGTGGGCTAATCGTGGTATTAACTTGTGGACCATCGAGCAAGGCTCGATTAACTTAGTACAGGGGCAGACTACTTATGATCTACCTAGTAATACCGTTGATCTTCTGGAACATGTTATTCGCACTTTTTCCGGACAGGGTCCTAACCAGACTGATCTAACGATCACACGAATAAGCGTTTCAACGTACGCAACTATACCTAACAAGCTATCACAAGGTCGTCCAATTCAGGTGTGGATTAACCGCCAAAGCGGACAGACTACTAACTTGATAGGCGCAACTCCTCAGAACCCACAGATTAACGTATGGCCTGCACCTGATCAGGGTACATCGCAGAACCCATACTATGTGTTCTATTACTGGAGATTGAAGCGTATTGCTGACGCTGGCGAAGGTATAAACACACCTAACATACCGTTCCGCTTTCAGAACTGTATGGTTGCTGGACTGTCGTATATGCTTTCAATGAAGTTACAGGGTGTAGCACCTGATCGTGTTTTGGCACTTAAGGCGCAATATGACGAGGCATGGGACCTTGCGGCTAGTGAAGACCGCGAGAAAGCTGCTGATCGTCTAGTACCACGTGAGATGTATATTTAAGTATGGGCAATAGGTTTAGCTCCGGCAAGAACTCGATTGCGGAGTGTGATCGATGCGGGTTTCGTTATAAGCTGACTATATTAAAGAAGCTTACGATTAAAACCAAAGAAGTTAGCATAAAAGTGTGCCCGACTTGTTGGGAACCAGATCAACCGCAGTTACAATTAGGTATGTACCCAGTGGATGATCCACAAGGTGTACGGGAGCCACGTCCAGATAACAGCTACTATCAGTCTGGATACACTGGCTTGCAGTTGACTGTTAACACAGACTTTGGTGAACCTGCTGGAGGTAGCCGAGTGTTCCAGTGGGGTTGGGGACCTGTTGGTGGGGCAAGTGCAAACGATGCTGGATTAACGCCAAACTATTTGGCATCTATTAGTGAAATAGGAACCGTGACTATCACGACCACATAGGAGTTTGAAATGGCAAAACATAGCGATGCAGCACAAGACAAACCGTTGATCAAAAAGATCGCGGATAAAGAAATTAAGAAACATGAGAGCCGCATGCACGGTAAGAAGATGGCTAAGGGCGGCGTTACTTCTGAGTCAATGGTAAAAGCGGGTCGTAATATGGCTCGTATAGCTAACCAAAAATCGGGCTAATCATGGCTAAATTTTCACACAAAGTTGGCGGTAAAGAAATTGGTACTGCTACTACATATGCGGAGCCACATACTATGGCAGGTAAAAAAATTACAGCAGCTGAAACTACCCTAAAAAATTTAGGTAAGTTAGATACGCTTAATCCTTCTATCGGTCAGATGAGTAAAAACGCTGGTAGTAAAGGCGTAAAGACTGACGGTATTGAAACACGTGGTAATGGCGCAGCAACTAAAGGTCGTATTGCTAGAGGCCCAATGGGTTAAGAGGTAATCTGTGAACTACGCTCAGTTATACGTTGCGATTCAAAGTTACGTTCAGAATTATGATTCTGATTTCGTAGACAGCATACCCACTTTCGTTCGGCAGGCGGAACGTCGCATCTATAATTCAGTGCAGCTTGCTTACTTACGTAAGACTTTAGTTGGTGCGTTAACTACAGGGGTGCAGTATTTATCTACACCGGAAGATTTTTTGTCTACGTACTCGTTATCATTGGTAAAACCAGATGGATCATACGAGTTCTTAATAGATAAAGATATTACGTTCATGCGGCAGGCATTTCCTAACCCTACATCGTTAGGACAGCCACAGTACTATGCGTTGTTCGGACCTACAGTTTCAAATGGAGCGTTAACGAACGGACTTGCGTACCAATTTGGCCCCACTCCTAATGCTGCGTACCAATTAGAAATTAATTATTACTACTACCCACCATCAATTGTATCTGGGGTTATTCTTACTTTAACTCCTCCAGTAGGCGGTGCTGGATACAACAACGGTACTTGGTACGACGTACGATTAACAGGTGGCTCAGGTGCGTCTGCTACGGCTACAGTAACTGTAGCTGGTGGAGCTATTACTAATATTGTTGTAGAGAGTGGTGGGTCGTTATATATTGTTGGGGATACATTAACTTCAACAGACGTACAGCTTGGTAACGGCGCTGGCTTTTCTGTGTCTGTAGCTGCAATTAATAATTCCACTGGTACTTCATGGCTTGGTGATAGCTACGAACAAGTTTTGTTGTATGCATGCTTAGTAGAAGGCTACGGCTTCATGAAAGGTGAAACTGACATGATGACGTACTACATGCAAAAATATGACGATGGTATTGCTCAGCTTAGACGTTTGGGTGATGGGCTTGAGCGTGGTGATGCATACCGTGACGGTCAATTTAAGAGACCGGTGGGCGCGTAATGGCTATACAACAAACATTAACTACAAGCTTTAAACAGCAGATGTTGCAGGCAGGGCAGAACCTTGCTACGGACACACTGTATATGGCTTTGTATACCGGCTTTGCTAGTATAGGTCCAAACACTACAGCATACGATGCTGCAGATGTAAATCAAATTGTTGGTACTGGCTACGCTGCTGGTGGTAAAGCGCTTACTGGTGTGACTATAGGTACATCAACAAACGGTGTTGTATATGTGAACTTTGATAATGTAGTGTGGAACCCAGCAGTGTTTGCTGCAGTACGTGGAGCACTCATATACAACACAACACGGAGCAATGCTTCCGTGGCTGTACTGGACTTTGGTTCAGATAAATCTTGTAGTAATACTTTCACCGTTACGATGCCTCCTAACTCGGCTTCAACGGCTTTAATTCGTTTTTCTTAAGGAGCAATTATGCCTATCGCTAAATCTTCGATAGCCGATTCGGTTCAAGCCGCTGTAACTAAAGATGCAGTAGGCGCGGAATCTACTGGCTTAGGTGGTTTTTACACCATGACTTGTTTTGACAAAGACGGTAATCTTAAGTGGGAAGAAAAATTCCATAACTTAGTAGTTGACGCTGGTACTACCAACCTTGTTAACGTTTACTTTAAAAGTGGCGGCGCTACAGCTAGTTGGTATCTAGGTTTAGTTAGCGGTGCATCTGCACCTACATATGATCATACTGATACTATGCCTTCTCATGCTGGTTGGACTGAGTTAAACGCTGGTACAACATATAGTGGTTCGGTTCGCCCAACATGTTCGTTTAATGCTAGCCCTACTATCACTGGTCCATCTACAAGCCCTGTTGCAGGTTTATATTCAGCAACTCTCAGTAACTCAAGCTCACCTGCTGTGTTTTCTATTATTGCTACCGCTGTTGTTGCTGGTGCGTTTTTAAACTCGCAGCCAACAGGCACTTCCGGCACATTATTCTCTGCTGGTAGTTTTACTGGCGGTAATAAGAACGTAGCTGCTGGTGACACAGTTAATGTTACTTATACGTTTAACGCACAAGGTGCATAAGGAGATATAGATGGCTACTAAATTTAGCAAAGGTGACTTAGTAAAAGTTCGTGCTGTAATACCTTCTGGTGTTGTAGAAGCTATTAAAATGGACGAAGATGGTGTCGTTAGCTATCGTTTTACTTGGACAAATGAAGATGGTGTAGAGCACTTCCGTTGGTTTGAGGAAGACATGTTAGTTGCAGGTTAAGGTGGGTTAAATGCTGTATAGCGTCGGAGCATACTCGGAGTTACCGTATTCAGCGTTTACTCTTGGCTCCGGCGGTACAGCCTATGCTGTTACTGTAGCGGAAACAGTAGTAGCGAATGCTTTACAAGATTCGATAGTTAGCTTCAACGTTAGCGTAAGTGAACGAGGCGTACTTTCTGGTGTTTCTACGAACGTAACTACGTTTGCAACTGCAGTGAATGAAAGGGCAGTAGCTTCGAGTGTACAGACTAGTACGGTAAATTTTGCAGTTAATGTTTCAGAGCGCCTAACCGCATCTAGCCAACAAGTAATAACGCAGTTGTTCTTTGAAGCTATAGCTGAAACAATAAAAGCAGCGGTAGAACAAGTAGCGCTTACAACCTTTCCGGTATCAATAACAGCGCAAGTACAAGTCACTGGAGTATCTGCTGCGTCTGTAAACTTCTCAGCAGCATTAGCTGAGGCTATCCAAGCTTCTAGTTCAGTTACTACTGCGGGCATAATAACTGCAAGCCTAGAAGCAACTGTTAAAGCATCAGATGCGTCTAATTCAACGTTTACACAGATCACTAACGTAGCTGAAACCGTAAGAGCTTCGGGGGTGTCTACCAACGTTGTTTCTTTCCCTACGGCAGTTGCCGAAACAGTAGTAGCTCAGAGTACAGTTAGTACTACTAACCTAGTCGCCGCAAGTCTAGAAGCATCTACCGTTACGAGTGCTGCACAAAATGTTCAACGTATAGTTAACGCCGCTTCTAACAACACAATAAATAATTTTGATGAGTTCGCAACTTTTAGGCAGTTTCAGGAAAACCAAGATGAGAGCGTAGTTAATTTCCAAACCCTAGCTACACAGTGCACTTATAATGTTGCTGTTACTAATAGTGTTTATGCAACAACTGCACTTGATATTGGTTCATTATTTTCTGTCACTGTATTTGAACTATTACGAGCAAGAGATTCGTTTACGTTATTTGATTTATGGGGTCCACAACCGGACACACCCGCTGGTAACTGGTCACAGATAGGTGGAGGGTCATTCCCTACCGGTGGCTGGAGTGCATCTGGTAGTGGATTTACAATGCCTACCGGTGGTTGGACTCCGGTCTCAACAAATTAGTAGAGGTTATATATGGCGTTAATACAAGCAGATAGAATTAGAGGGTCGTGCACTGCAGGGGGTACAGCGGCGGTCGCTTTAACTGCGCCTACGGGAGCGTTTAGACCTTTTTCCTCTGTCATGTCTATTGGCGATACTTGCTACTACTGTATTTCTGATACAGCTGGCGCACAATTCGAAGTGGGGTTAGGAACTTACACAGCAACGGATCAATTAACTCGCAGTATTGTGTTTGCAAACAGTAACGGTAATACGTCGTTGGTTACATTTACTGGTTCCCAAGAAATATTTATAACGTACCCAGCGCAACGTGCGGTGCCTTCAGCAAGGCAGCTTATCAACACAATGGTATTTAATCTGTAAGAGGCGAACATGGCAAATCCTAATCTAGTCAACACCAATACAATTTTTGGCGGCACTGCTTATATCATTCCGTCTGTTACAACAGCAGGTCAAGTTGCATGGCTTTATAACGGTACTACTGCTATTACAGGTTTAACACCAGCAGTTAACTCTATTAACAAAATTAATTTGTTGATTGCGACTAATGTATCTGCTTCAGCAGTGTCTGCCACCGTGTCTGTGTCTAGTAACGCAACTTGGGCGAGTGGTGTTCCATACTATATTGCATTCCAGATCAGTATCCCTGCAGGTGCTGCGGTAGTCTTGTTAGACAAAACATCTCCGTTGTACATCATGGAGAGTCAATCTCTCGGTGTGCAATCAGGTACTGCGAGTGCAATTAACTTCGTAGCTTCATTTGAAACACTGACTTAATAGGGGCGTGTATGCCAATACGTCAGTTAGGTGGATTTCGTAGCCCTGCTACTAACCCGTTAACACCACGTGCTACAACAGCAGGTGGCCTTACATTAGTACAGTCACAGGGGTCATTCGATACTTCGACTGTGGGGCAAGCTCGTGCCGCTGGGCAGTGGGCTACTGATCCTTATGCGGGTAGCACAACTCTACTTCTACAGTCTGACGGTGTAGCTAACGCTGGGTTTAACAGCACAGTTATTGATAGCTCTACTAATAACGCTACAAGTACTATTTCACAAGCTACGGCAGCGGGCAATATTAGATTTAATTTAACCGCTATAAACCCGTTTAATTTTTATTCGCAAGCGTTTGTTAATACATGTTCCGTTACGTATAGCAGTATTGGGTTAACACTATCTTCTACTACAACAGCCACTATTGAAGGCTGGATGTATCTATTTGCATACCCACTCACAACAACCACGTTTAAAAATTTAGTTGCGTTTGCAAATACTACTACCGGTATTGCATGGTCAGTTGGTGTAACAAGTACAGGTTACGCAACAGTATTTTGGAACGATGGTGTAAACAAGCAGGCCACAGGCTCACAATTTATACCACTAAACAAATGGGTGTTCGTACAATTTGTATTCAATGGTGGCGCTATAAGTATGGGTGTGAATGGCGTTCAAGATAGCGCAGTTACAGGCACTACTACACTAACAACTCCTACAGGTACGTTTGCTTACGTAACAGGCTCTGAGCGAAATAACATTGCGCAATATAGTGTGTTTGATTTACGAGTTTCTAATATAGCTCGTGGATTTTATTTGCCACAACCAAACTCAATATTAGGAGTTGATGGTAACACTACGTTAAGTACATTCAACAACGGAATTCTTGTTGATGAGTCAGCTACAAATGCTACGCTTACACCAAGTGCCACTATACCGTCAGGCTCTCCACTATCTCCGTGTAACCCTACTTATGGACCCGGTGCTGTAGGTAGTTTATATATGAGTGGTGCTGCGTCTTTGAGCGTTCCTTCTAGCGCACAACTAGATCAAGGCGCAAATAATTTTACATTAGAGCTGTGGGTATACCCATTAGCTACGTTGACTGGTGGGTTAGTCGGTCGCCGTACTACTACTGCTGTGTTTCAAGGCGCTAACTTAGTCGCTGCAAGTAACGCAATAACTGCTACAGCTTCAGTTAACGGTACAACATATGGTGTAACAATAACATCTGCAGCAACTGCGGTTAAAGTTTTACAGTGGAATCACATTGCGTTTGTTCGTAGCGGTAACGTGTGGACACTATATATTAATGGCGCTTCGGTAGGTACGCCTGTAACACTAGCAGGGACTATAGCAGCGGGTACCGCAACTTTTACTACAGGTGCAAGCAGCGCTGCTTTCTCAGATCGTATAACAGCATGTTATATGTCAAACGTACGGCTACTTGTTGGTACGGCTATTAACTACGGCACGATAGCGTCAATACCAACAGCACCATTTGACCCAGCAACTGCAAATACTAGATTATTGTATTTAGGTGCAGCTGCAGGGCTTACTAATATTGCGCAGGCATCGGGAGTTTCTGCTTCTTCTGTTGCATCTTCTTCCGCATTAATTAGTACCACCGCAGTGCGTTATGGTACAGGTAGTACTTCTTTTTCTGGCACGTTACAAAACGCATTCACAACTGTGCCTAATGCACAACAAGATATAAGTCAGTTGTTTGGTGGGGATTTTACTATTGAGTTTTGGCTTTACCAGCTTGGTACTGTCGGTAGTGTGTTTTATGTAATGGGTAGCGGAGCGACAACAGCTGCTGGTTGGAGCCTAGTTATTGACACACAAAATCGTCTGTCTTGGTACACCGGTAGCACAGCTTCTAACTCTCCACGGTATTTCCCTATCCGCCAAAAACTTTGGACACATTTTGCATTTGTTCGTCAGGGCTTCGGTACTAATAATATGACAGCGTTTGTAAACGGGATGATTATGAATAGGTTTACACCTACCGCTGCTAACGCTATTTATACTTCAGTTAACGCTATAGGTACGTACATTGGCGCAGATCAGACAGGCGCACAGTTATTTAATGGGTACATGGAAGACGTACGTATAACAAAATATGCGCGGTATAGAGAGCAGTTTACTCCACCACCATTCGGATTAGGTAAACAGTAATGACAAAACGATTTTTAGGTAACTTAAAAACTTTTGGGGCCTCTTCTAGCTACTCGTCTTACTTTCCGGGTGTCGCAACTTCATACCTTCAAATACCTCCATCTTTTGATGTATGGCCTAACAATAATAACTTTACGATGGAGATGTATGTATACCCACAAACCGTAAATACTATAGTAGGTTTTATGTCTCTGTGGGGTGCAACTACAGGGCAATACATTATCCGTCGTAATGCTAGTAACCAACTTGAGTTTGTTTACAATTTATCAGGCACGGGCACAACAACTGCAACTGGCACCAATGCTCTTATCCGCTCATGGAAGTGGAACCATATCTGTGTAGTTAGATCAGGTAGTTCTTTAGTTTTGTTTGTTGATGGTGTTGTGGCGTTATCTACTACTATAACTGATTCGATAAGTTTTAGTGATACGACTACTCCGTTGCGTATTGGTGTTGATCAAAACTTAACTAATCCATTTTTAGGTTATATATCCAACGTGCGTTTTTGTATGACTGACAACGTCACTGCGGGGCAGATATATCCGTTGACTGGCTTCCCGCCACCGATGGCTTTAGCTCCTGTTACATCAGACTGCAAGATTCTTACGTGCAATACTGAGGTTATACAAAACAATTCAAACAGCGCCACATTTAGATCGTCTTGCGCTATAACTGCTTTTGGGGTTTCTCCTACGTACATACAAGCAAGTGACTTTACACCGTATGCTAGTTCGGCACCATTAAGCTACCCTATATTTGGTCCGAATACTGCAAACTATGTAACTACTGTACCGGCTGGTGCCGCAGGCGGGTATATGAACTTTCCTATGGCTAACTCTACGTTTCAAGGCTCTGCTAATTTAGGCATGCTGACTTTGGCAGATGTAGCTATGTCTGCTTCACAAGGTAACTTGTCAAACTACGATCCGTTAAATTCTAACAACCTTGTGTTTACAACTGCGATTATTAACGCAAACCCAAGTGGAACAAACAACCACACATTTATAGATTCATCACCGTTAAACGCTTCAGTTAGTCGTTTTGGTAATGCGACTCAAGGGACGTTTACACCTTATTATCCACTGCACCCAGCTACATCATGGGCTACGTACATAACCTCCGGCAACACATATTTTGGTACTACCACAACAGCTCCGGGCACAGCTAGCTGCACGTATGAATTTTTTTGTAACATGGATAACTTATCGACAGGTAAAACCGCATTTATGAACACCCGTTCAGGCGATACTACTGATGGGTTTGACTTCTATGCGGAGCAGGGTACTTCCCCCACTAGTGGTCTTTTCAAGATTTCATACACAGGGGTAGAACTTTTTGCGTCTACAACGGGTGGTTGGCTTAGAGAAAAACAGTGGCACCACGTAGCGGTTGTATTTAATGGAACCGCACTTTCTATTTACGTAGACGGCGTTATTGTACCCCCCTCTCCTGTAACTATAACAGGAGGAAGGACTTTTACTTCTACAACCCTTCAAATTGCTTACACCCCTTCACAAGGGCAAAACTTTAGAGGGTATATTAGTAACTTCCGTTACTTACAAGGTGTTGCGCAATACACGACTACTTTTACTCCACCTACCGTGCCGCTTGGTATAGTAACGTCGTCAAGTGTAACTAGAATTCTAGCGTTCCAGAACTATAGCGTACAAGATAATAGTGGTAACAACGCTGTGTTCGTTAATACCAACAATGGTTCGGTTCAATTACCAGCAGCAGTTACATCTAATGCGTTACTACCACCACCTGATCAAGTAACAGTAGGTGGCTCAGCATACTTTGACGGTACAGGCGATTATTTATCTCTACCATCAAGTACTGACTACGCTCCGGGTACTGGAGATTTTTCTCTTGATTGCTGGATTATGCCTGCCGTGTTTGGTAGCACTAGAAATATTATTTACAACTCAGCTGCTCGTTGGTATTTAGAGATTAGCTCTACTGGTGTTCTTACTACGTTTGACGGCACAACTACGTTTACTTTTGGTACGCTTGTAGCATGTAGTTGGTATCACATAGCCATTACAAAAGTTGGTACTCAAGCTAGATGCTTTTTAAATGGTAGGTTGACAGCAACAGCAGTTACTTCATACACCTCCACAGCAGCGCAAACATTTTTAGTGGGTGGTAACACCACTACTAACCCCTTCTCCGGTTATATATCTGGGGTGCGTTTTGTTAAAGGTGGCATTCCTACGTTATTCTCAACTGCAAGTACTACACTTAATACACAGGTATTTACACCACAGTTAACACCACTGACAGGTACTGAAGCACGAACAGGTGGTACGCTAAATCTACTGCTAGATATGGATAACTACGCAGTTGCTGATTCTATGCGGCGCTGTAACTTTGAAACTATGGCTAACTTCACAACTAGCAATACGGTTACTAAGTTTGGTAATAAGTCTATGTTCTTTGATGGGTCTACTACTGGGTATATACAAGGTACCTCAACGGGTAACTTTACTCTTCAATCCAACAGTATGTGCATTGACTTATGGTTCTACCCCACAAGTTTAGCGGCAAATAGCTATCTAATAGATATAAACAACGGTGGTGGTACTGCGCGTTTCACTATACGTGTTAATACTAACGGAACAGTTCAAACTTTAACAGGTACTGGAGCAGTACCAGCCACAAGCATTCAAACTACTTCTATTAATCCTTTGGTTGTAGGTAAGTGGTACCACATAGCTGTTGTTCGTTTTGTTAATTTTATGGGTATATACATAGACGGTGTTGCATCCATACTCCCCGCTAACCTTAACACTGCTTATTTTTCTAGTTCCACTACATTTGTTGCTATAGGTGGGACTTATAGTGCCACACGTGTTGGTGGTGCATGTACAGGATATATACAGAATGTACGAGTTACAAATGGGCATCCTAGATTTACAAATGCTATAAATTTAGGTGAAGGTTTTACTCCACCAATAGGACCGGCTGCAGTTCAATAATGAGGACATATCATGATCGACCCGATGACAATAGGGTTAGCCATACAAGGTGTGCGGCTAGTCGTTAACGCAGTTAAGTCTGCGGCTGATGAAGCAAAAGAAGCAGTAGATAGCATTCAAGAATGCGTTGACTCGGGTAAGAAACTAGGTCAATCACTTTCACCGGTGAAAAAGTTTTTCGCAGCAGCAAGTAAGTACGAAGAAAACAGAGCGCAGTTAGAAGTTGCAAAGAAAAAGCAAGACGAAGCAATAGCAAACGGGCAGTCAGTAGATGACCCAATCACTGACGCTGAGTACGTGATGGACATGATGGCGGCAGACAGAGAGATCGCACAGTATTACGCTCAGA